CTTTTTCTTTGGCGGCCTTTTTCATAGGTTCTTTTTTGTCGCCATCGCCATCAACATCGGCAAAATCAGGCTTGCTACCAGAAGATTTTTTCTTTGGTGCAGAGTCATTATTGCTTTCGGGCTTGCTGTCAGACTTGCTAACTTTGTAGCCGGCTTTTTTCAACAATGCCATTGCGGCTTTTAAATCGCCGCTTTGATTTTCACCTGGGTCAACATCGTTTTCTTTGGTCATCAACTTTGAACGACCTGATGGTCCTTTGGCACCCATCTTGCTGCCTGTGCCGGCAGGACGTCCACGACCGCGCTTTTGTGGTTCAGCATCACTGGCGTCATCTGCACCTACTGAATGGCCTTGATCATCAACTCTGCGAGTTACTTTACGGCCTGTGGCAGTGTGTTCAATGTCGTGCTTGTGACCGCGTTCGATGGATCCAACCTTTGGTCGATCAGCACGTGGCTTCTTGTATGATGTAAACGGATTGTCATCATCTTCTTCAGTAGTTTTTTGCTTGGCGCCTTTGCGCAACATAGCAAAGTCATTGGCGTCTAGTTTGCCGTTGTTGTTTTTGTCTAACTTCTTTTGGCCACCGCTGAGTGCGCCTTTCATTGCTTCAGCTGCCACGTCACCTAGCATTTCGTCAACTTCTTTTTTGGCGCCGGCAATCTTGTCAGCAAAAGTGATTTTGTTTGCAGGTGGTGCAAGTTTGGCAAATGACTTTTGTTTAGGTGTCATTGGTGCACCGGCTTCTGGCAAATTGGGTTCTGCGTGTGTTCCGTGTGCGTCTTTGATACTGCCTTTGAGGCTGGTGATTTGATTGCGAGAAGGCAAACCTTTTCTTGGTCCTTTTTCTACAGGACTGCCGCTGCCGCCGCGCCCAAAGCCCTTGCGTAGTGGATCGTTGTGGTCAAATTCGCTGCCGCCTATTTTGCGTTTTCTACCTTCATAGTCATCGGGTTTTGGATTATAATAGAGCTCATCGGCGTCAGGGCCGTAGGTGTAGTCTAGTGGTTCTACTGTGTACAATTTGTCTTTGTACTTGGGGTCACGGTATTTGGCAGCTTCGTCTGTTTTTTGTTCTGGCTTCTCACCAGTTTGTGGCACACCCATCTTGCGTTGCAAGTCACGGATCATGTCAGCATCGCTACCATGACCAACTTTGTCCAGCACAGCGCCGCCAACTTTCTTGGCCATACTGCCAACTTTCTTGGCCATGTCACCTAGACCTTCGTCTACTTCTTTGTTGTCATACTTGTCATACTTGGCACGAACAGGATCCAATGCCTTGCCTTCACGTCCGGCCTTGGCCAGGGCTTCCATGCCTTGCTTGCCGTACTTTTCGTAACCCTTGGCAGCTCTACTCATGTCACGTTCGTTAAGTTGTCCGTGTGTGGTCTCTGGTTTCTCACGAATGGAATCCAGCTTTTTGTTTAAGTCGTAAAAAAATGTCATTTCAATTATCCTCTTGGGTTGGCGCCGGTAGCAGGCTTGGGTTGACGCTTGATATTGGTCATAGGGCTTTTGTTGCCCTGGGGAAGTTCATTAGTGGTCTTGGCAGGTGGTGTCTTACCACCAGCCACTGTGAAATCACTGCGGTAAGCATTTTTCAACACAGCATGATCGTACGGGCCAGTTGAATAGTCTTTCTTGAGTGCTCGTTGAGCAGCGTCAGGTGCTGGATAGTCTGTGTCGGTCAACAGGTCTTTGTTTTCAGTTTCAACTCGATCTGCTTCGTCAACCAAACCATCAACGTGAGCTTGGGTCTGCATCACAATAAGATTGGGATCACCACCTAGCATTTGATACAACTGTTTGATCTGCGGTTCAATAGCAGGATACTTGAAACTCACATCAAGCATTGTCACAGCGTCATTCTGATTGTTTGGAAAGTCTGTGAGAATTTTTTGTATGGGAGTGGTCTTGGCATCGCCCAATTTGGCTGGATCAAATTGGTCCAGCTTGGTTTTGAGTTGACGCACAAGATCGTCTGGAATGCGACCGCACATTTTGATACGATAGTCGTACGTGCGTTCACTTTCTGCTAGATATTTGGCAAATGGTTTCATGTCAGGTTCCTGTGATATATTTATTCATTTTGTGCTTTTTGGTTCTTGGCACCAATAATTCTGTCCAGCAATTCATTGCGGCTGAGCACATGGCCTTGTCCTTGTTGTGCAGCCGCTTCTGGGTCTTTGTCTAATTGCTGTTGATCCAATCGCATCTTTTTCATCTGCAGATCAATCATCTTGAGTTTTTTGTCCAGCTTGGCTGTTTTGGCGGTGATTGCATGACCCAGCATGTTGCTGGCTACACCAAATATTTCGCTGGCAAATCTTGAATCAACTTGCATGCCAAGATCCATTAGGTCTCGGTAGCTGGAAGTGGCCAGGCCAGCCAGTTCGTCCATTTCTTGGTCTGTGGATTCCAGCCCGCGCACAGCCGGCAAGGCAGCATCTATTTTGTCAATGGCTTGATCTAACGCAATAATAGCGTTGCGATTTTCCTCTAGGGCAGGAACAGCCAAGTCTATTTCTTTGTTAGAAGGGGGTAAATCGAAGAGTTCTTCCAGTTTTCGTGTCATGCCATATTTATGGACTTACGGACGACCGTTAGCAAACATGTCATTCTCAGTTATTACTCGAAACGTCATGCCATTGCGTCTGGCCCATTTGGTTGCGGCATCCCATTTGGCATAATTGATTGCTACCACTGCTCGATCTCTACTGCTCATTTTTGATTCCACTACACTTTGCTTTTTGGGCTTGATTTCAATCAACTCTGCCCGCACAGTGTTGTCTCTATTGCGATAGGTAATCAAAAAATCAGGTATGTATTGGCTCATTTTACCTGTGAGTGGATGGCGATATGGTATGGCTATGCTTTCGCTGGCCCATTGCAATATGTGATCGTTGCTGTCGCAAAATCTCATAAAGCTGTGTTCCCATCCAGAACGAAATCTAGGTGTACCCTTGCCCACATACTTGGCAGGATTTTGAACTACATATTGCCCTTGGGCCCAGCGACTCATTGCAATATGTTTCTAGCCACGTATGCGTTTGGTACCACTGCTAGAATATTAGTACTTGCCGCAACTTGAAACAAACTTGATGTAAAGTTTCCAGCTGAATTTTTGTTGCCCATTTCTTTTAAGAAATAGCTGTAGACCACATCATATTCAGCAGCTGGCACGTTGACTTCAAATTTGTAAAAGTTATCAAAAACTCTTACAGTTGCATCAATGTTGGGGTTAACGGCGTTTATTGTGCTCATGAGTTATCCTCCATTAGGCGGTGATGTCTTTGGCGTAGGAATAAACACGCCAGTGGGACGGTTCATCACTGATCGTGTGGCAGATGCTACTCCGCCCAACAACACTTGAGTTCCAAGTGCAGTAGCTTCACTTTTTACCACGGCTGCCAGTCCAGGCCCTTTGTTGCCGCCAAAAGTTTGATATGTACGCATGGCTTTTTGTGCTGCTCCAATCAGTCCACCCACTGTGCCTCTTTGCAAATCACCAATGATACCTGTGCCTGCATCTAGCAAGCCACCTTGGCCAAAAATTGTGCGATTGCCACCTGGACGAGCAATTGGACTGACTGTGGTGTCATAATGACTGCGGTCAGCAAATCCTTGTACGTTAACATCAGGTCTACTGCTGCCAACTGCTCCATCATAATATTTCACAGTTTCGTAATCAATAGTCATGCTATTTTCCATGATACCACCACCTTCAGTGTAGTTATAGGTATCGTGGTTCCAGTTTGATATTACAGGATTGATCAACACATACTCAGCAAACTTGCGCTGATCCATGCCGTAGATTCGAATGTCTCTAAAGAAAGGAGGCTTGCCGCCACCGCTGCCTGAACCAGTGCCATCCAGCCAGGATTCACCTGAATATCCCCAGCCGTTGCGATTTTGAATGGTATCAGAATAGATGTCTCTGGTGTTGAGACTTGATCCAGTGGTTTGATTGTTTACTGTACCATTGTTGCCATTGGTAGCAGACGCTGCCAAATACTGTTGAGTTGGATCTTTATAGTAGTAGGAGTAGTAATAGTACCACAACTTGCGAGCATTGTCTCCGCCATCGTCATGAAAGGTGAGAGTCACTGGCTGGTAATCAATTTTGGTTTGAATTATTCTTTTGCGATTGTATTGATTCAGCGTTTCAGTGGCCATTTTGTATTTTGGCAGTTCAGCTGTTTTGACCAAGAGACTGAGATCATTGCGTTCTTGATTTCCAAATACGCCTGCTGATCTCAAATAAGGAATGGCATCTGTGTTGATGGTAAAACTAACGTGGAACAAGAACTTAAACCGAGGTTTAAGTTCGTAACTGTTCGTGGTGAAAGTTTTACTTGCGTGAGTGTAGTCACGCAAGGTATTGTTGCCAATGAATCCCTGAAGGATTTCATTACCAATGCCAAAAGGGCCGCCACCGTTGGCCATAAGTTATCCTTATGCGCCTTGACCAGCGCCTGTTACAACATCGTTAATTGTGCGGCCAATTGCACTGCCAACTCCTGAGCCTTCAGGTGTCTGGTTGGCGTTATCGTAAGCAATGCTCATTTCAATTGTGGCTGCTTCGTTAGTACCATAGTTCAAGTCGCCATAGTTGGCACCTTTGAGGTAGCAACCATACAACTCCCAAGTTTCAAGAACGTTGATTTCTGTTGCGCCATTGCCGCCGTCAAGCACTTGAATCTTGGTCAAGAACTTGTAGTCGATACCGGATGCAGCAGAAGCCATTTCCAAAAAGTCCATTTGCTTTTGAAGTTGCTCGCCAATCAAGCGTGAAATTTGTCCTGACGCATCATCACGCAGTGACACTGTGATGTCAGCCCAGGTGTGCTTGCCGGCCAATTTCAATGTTGAATTGTAAATTGGAATTGTAATTTCTTCAAAAGTCAAATTTGGGCGTGTGGCGCTGACAACTTGCTTTGTAAGTTCTGTAGTTGGTTTTGAAACACCAAAGTTCTCAAAA